TCAGGGCCGTTTCGCTCGGGCCTGTCGCGCCCGCATGATCTGTCTGGCCTCGCCAGCATACTTGGCGATCATCTCTTTCGTTGCATGGCCGGAATACGCTGCGATCTCGTCATCGTTGCAGCCCTGCCATGCGAGTTCCTGCACTCCCCTGTAACGTAGCGCATGAAGGTCATAGGCTTCTAGCCCCAACCTCTTGCGTTCCTTCAACATCAGATCAGCCATATATCGGTAGCTGATCGGGTTGCCGTCACGTTTGACAAGGATCGGGCGCGCAGCGATCGGCACTGCCGCAAGGCTGGATTTCGCACGGTCCAGCGCAGACTTGAGTTGATCCGTGCAGGGCAGAACAAGAAGCTTGTTCGTCTTGTTCTGGCGCAAGGTCAACGAATCGCCATCATAATCGCCCCAGCGAAAACCGACCCAATCCCCCGGCCGCTGCACACTGCCCACCCCGATTTCAAATATGAGGCGAGGCAAGTCAGCCGCTTCTGCGCGGAACTTTTGCACCGCCCAATCTGGCCATGGCAAATGCTCTTTCTTCCGGTCTTCGGGAGTTTTCAATGCACGAACGTCATTCGCGGGGTTGTGCTGGATCCAGCCCAGATCAATCGCGTGATTGCAAAGAACCACAAGCATCTGAGGAATATAATTCGCAAACCGGGTCCGGTGCGCATTTGCTTTCTGCGCCTTGACAACATCGGCTTTGGTCAACGCCTTAACATCACGCTTGCCAATCCTGTCGCGCAGGTGTTCCATCACTTTTTCGTAATCGGCTCGGGTTCGAGGCTTGAGCCCAGTCCATCTATCCGAAGTCCTGTAATCGTCCATGAGGGCGTTCCAGGAAGTCTTGGCCTGCATCCTCTTGCCAGTCAGGATTTCCCAGTATTCCCGGTCAAAGTCGGGCGTCCCTTCCGGCGCATGGATGCGGTGCAGCACACCTTTCAATCGAACATAAACGCGGCCAGCAGGGTGCCGCCAAAGATATTTCTTCCGCGTCACCACTGCACATCCCCCATACCCTCGGCCGCTTCGCCAGCGAAAATGCGGCGCAGATCATCGACAGACCATCTTAGACAGCCGGGGGCAATTTCTCGGCCCGGAGGCAGGTGGCCCGCAGCGACCAGCGCCCGAAACTCGGCAAGCTTCATATCCACAAGCCGGGCCGCGTTTACTTCGCAGACGAATATTGGCACCACAGCGGCCACCGGATCAACCTTGATCGGAATGGGGGAAAGGCGGCGGGACCATTCCGCCGCCCTTTCGATGGTCAGCCGATCTTCACTTCGACCGTGGCGGCGGCGGCATCGGCGGCGGCTGTCGCAAAGCCAAGCGCGGGGTTGCCGCTGGCCGTGGTGGTGGCGACACCGGGTCCGGGGGTTGCGTCCCAGTAGATCGCGGCGCCCAGCGTGACGGCCAAGGCCGCTTCCTTGGGCAGGGTGAAGACGCCGCGCGTCTGGACGGCCACAAGGGCGCCGCTGGCCGCGTCGGTCACGGCGATGCCCTTGATTTGTCCGACGATCACGACGCCGCCAGAGCTTACGGCGGCAGGCGTAGGAACCGACAACACGTCGCCCGAGTGGAGATAGTTCTTCATGGTCAGAACCCTTTCGAGGTGGAGAAGGTGACGGCGCCGCCCCGCTTGGGGGCGATCGCCTGCGCCAGGCGGCGTTCGAGGTCGGAAATAGCTGCCGCCATTTCCGCGCCGCTGGCATAGGTGACTTCCCGCCCGTCCGAGAAACGAACGGAGCGGGTGCCCTTTGCGCGCGCCCTCAGAAGGGCGTCACGCATCGCGGCCAGCTCTGCGGCATCCACAGCCATCAGCCGATCCGGTGCCAAGCGCGGAAATCGACCCAGCCCGCGCCGAAATCGAGGCGAACCTTGATCTGCAAGCCGTCCACCTCGAAGCCTGCCCGCGTCTCGATCTGCGGGCCGGGGGCGCCTTCCAGATAGGCAAATTCGAGACCCTCGGCCGCGGCGGGGTCGGCCACCAGATACCATTGATCTTCGGCGGGCAGGCGCGCATCGACCAGAAGCTTGAGCTTGCCAGCAAACGGGTTGGCATCGTCCACCTTGGCGGCGGCAAGCTCCGCCAGAACCTGTTCCGCGGCGGTTTCCATTTCCGGCGGCACAAGAAGGAACGCCGGCGAAACGTCGATCGGGGCGCCGCCGGGCCCCTTCATCCGGCGCATTTTCTGGCGCGCAGCGGAAAGCATGGTGGTGCTCGGTTGGGTCGCGCCGCCGCCCAGACCCGACACGTTGCCCCGGTCTTCATGGAACACCGCCTTGCCGTCCGAAAGCAGCGGGTTGGCCGTGACCAGCGCGATAAGTGCCGCGTTCTCGGCCTCGCGCGCGGCAATGCCCATGCGGCGGGTCACATCGGCAAAGGCCCCAAGGTCATCGTTGACCATGGCTTGCCGCGATACGCCCCAGATGCGCCCGAAGGTTTCGAGCCGATAGGCTTCGCCTTCCTCGCCGATGCTGCCGTTTTTGAACTCGCCGCCCTCGGCCACCTTTTCGAGCGCGGGGGCATCGCCCAGCCCGATCTTGCGCTTGGCCCGGAAATCGCGCGCCGTGGTTTGCCGCGCCACAGCCCGCACACCCGAGGGCGCGGCCTGATAGGCTTGGCGCAATTCGCGCCCCACGGCATCGCCCAGGATCAGCGGAAAATCCGAGGTCGAATGCAGGGCGCGGGTCAGGATCGTATCGGCCGACAGGCCCGTGACGCTGGCGCCGCTGCGGCGCAGGGCTTCGCGGGCATGATCGGCAAAGGTCATATGTGCGAACTGCCGCGCCGGGGCGCTGATTTCGTGGGTCGGGTGCATCCGCGCGAAAAGAGCCTCGCCCGCGCGGGTGGCGATTACCGCCGGGTCTTCGTGATCGGCGCCGATCGTGGCGCGAATGCTGCGCGGCGCGGTCGCGGCGCTGCGGGCTTGCATCGCGGCAAAGGCCGATTCGCGCGCGGTTGCAAGCGTGGCTTCGCTGTCGATCTGCGCATCCGCCCAATCGCGGGTCAGGCCCGCCGTGGTGGCGATAGCGCGGATTTCCGCATTGATCTGGGCACGGTTCAGGGTTTCCGGGGCTTCCGGCATGGTGTTTTCTCCGTTGCGGAAATGGGCGCCCGGATCAGCGGGCACGGGAACAATGGACACCTCAACCGGGGTCCATCGGGTTGCAGTGCGAATGCGGTCTTTGCCCTCGCGGCTTTCGTTCCACGCTGCCACGCTGTAGCCGATCGACAGGCCGCGCAGCGTGCCTTCGCCAATATCGGCCAAAACGGTTTGCGCGGGGTCGCTGGATCGGAACCGCAGCCGCACCCAGAGCCCTTCCCGGCGCAGCTCGGCCGCATCCACGACGCCAAGCTGATCGGCGGTCGAACCGGCGCGGTGCGCATCCAGCACCGGGGCGCCGATCAGCCGCGACAAGTCTACGCCGGACAGGTCCAGCCGTTCGATGAAGCCCGCGCGGGGGTAGTCGGCGCCGGTCGAAACGATCGCCTCAATCGTGCGATCCTCGGCGTTCAGCGTGGAAGGGCGCGGGGTTGCCGCGCGCAGATGCAGGGTCATTTCGGGGGGGCTCCGGTCTGTGTGGCGGGATCGCGGGCGAGGTCGCGGGCGCGTTCGGCGTCAAGTTCGTCAATGTCGCGGCCGCGCGCGGCCACCACCTCTTCACGGGATTTCAGGCCCGCAGCGATTACCGCCACCTCGGCTTCAACCTCGTTGCGCGGGTCCACCCATTGCCAGCCCGGCGGAACGAACCGCACGGCGCGGAAATCCGAAAGGGCGGAAGGCTCTGCGGCAATCGCCCCGGAAAGCGCCTGAATGTCGATCCAGCGCGCCCAGAGCGGGCGCAGGAACTGCCCTTCGATCAACAGCCGTTGCAACATCTCGGCCCGGCGGCGGAAGTCCAGAAGCCCCACGCGGGCGCTCGAATAATTCGCCTCGCCCAGATCGCCGGTCAGCATCTCGAAGGTGAGCCCGACACCTGCGGCAATTTCCCGATCCTGCGCGCGCAGAAAGTCAACCGCTTGCGCAAGGCCGCTGCCGGGGGTTGAGAATTTCACCTCGGCGCCGGGCGGCAAAACCCGCATTGCACCGGGTTCAAGCGACACGTTCACCGCGCCGCCCGCCGGGTCGGGATCGAACCCGGCCGCGCCGCCCTCGGGGTCGGAAATGAAGCCCGTGATAAGGCTTTGCACCTTGAGGGCCATCAGCAGGGCGTCGGAGGCTTCGTCGCGGTCGCGCAATTTCAACAGGACCGGCGCAAACCAGGACAAGCCCCGCACCTGCCCAGGGTGATGCGAGTCGAAGATATGCAGCATATCCACGGCGGGAATGCGGATTGCCTCGCCCCAGGCACCGAAGGGCGAACCCGGCGCCTCGCGCAAGACATGATAGGCCACAACCTGTTCTTCGGCGTCGAACTCCACCCCTGCGATGATCCGGCCACCGTTTCCCAGATCGCGCGACAAGGCCGGGTCAATCTGATCGGCGGGCAACAGCTTCGGGCGCAAGGTGCCGTCAACCGCAAGACGCAGATGCACAAAAGCTTCGCCGTCGCGCACCAACGCCCGGACCAGCGGCACCAACATCGGCGCCAGCAGCGCCTCAAAGCCCTCATTCAGGGCGCGGCGGGCTTCGGCGTCGGGGTGCCCCGCCCGGACCTGCCAGCCCTTGCCCACCAGCGCCGCAGCCCATGCTTCTACAATCCGGGCGCCCCAAGGCGTGTTGATTGCCAGCGCGGCAGCCCGTGCCTTGGCTGGCCCGCGGGCCGCCAAGGCGGATTGCTGCGGCGCGTAAAGCATTTGCGCGCCTTGCCAGCGCCGCCCGCCGCCCCCGGCCTCGATGCCCGATCTGAACCAGCGGCGCATCTGCGCGAAGGGGTTCACTCGGTTGCCCCGCTGCGCAAGGCGCGCAACCGCGCGTCAAATTCGTTGATTGCGGCCTGCGCAGCGGCGCCCCCGGCCGCCTGCGTCATCACGGTCAGGAACTGCGTCACAAGCGCGTTGCCCTCGGCCTCGAAGGGCACCAAAAGCATGGGGTCGCGCTCGGGGTCGAAGGTGTTGGACAGGCGCCCGCCCAGAAATCCGAACCGGATGGCTTGCCCCGCCATGAAGGCCAGAAGCACTTCGGCGGCAGATGCCACGATGCAGGCATCGCGGCTCGGGATGCCCGTTTCCTTGAGCTTGAAGGCCATGGCAAGCCGCATGGCATCGCCCAGGGTCCAGCAGTTCGGAACGCCGCGGCGGGCGTCTGATTTGTTGAAAAACAGCCCGTCCCGGTCGCGCAGGGTGGCAAGGGTGGCGGGCGGCAGCGGGATCATCGCGCAAAGTGCGGCGGTCCCGATCTGGAATTCGTCAAGCTTTTGCATGTGGCGGTTTCCCCTTGAGGATCAAGGAAAATCTCGCCTGAAATTCGCCATATGTCGCGCGTGTTTGGCGCAGGTTTGGCCCGCCGGGAGCCGCCTCTATCCTGCGCGAATGCCGCCGAAAACCGCCTGAGCGCCGCCGAAAGCCGCCCCTACGCGCGCGCGACCACTGGCGTTCGGCCTGCAAGATTGCGGCCGCCGGGCCAGGAAAGGAAAACCCGGCGGCCGCTGTGTCTGCCGCGCCTTGGAGCGCAAGGCCGCAGACGGTCGGGGTTCCTCACTCGCCGACTTGAGGCGGATTTCCGGGGAATCAGATCAACGACCCGGTGCGATCCGCACGCAATCTCTTTATCTGGCCATCCAGCTCGATTGCAGAATGGGCCGCCGGGGCGCTGCGGCAGGCTCGGCCTGCGCAAGATCGAAGCGGCGCTGATCGGGGTTGATCTGCACCAACTGGCGGGCGGCCATCGCATAAATCACCGCGTCCAGCGCCTCGGCCCTGCGGCCGGGGATTCGCTCGAAGCTGCGTATCGGCTGGCCCCGTGAATAACGCACCACGGCCCGTTCCGAGGCCAGTTGCTCAAACCAGACCGGCGGCAGAGCGTCAGAGAACCGCACGGCCCCCGCCTGCGGCAGCCTCGCAAAGAGACAGGTTTTCAAGCCGTCAACGCCCACAATCCAGAGCGGCGCGCGCCCCTTGGCTTTGCTTGCCCTCTCGATCGGCGCGCGGCTGGCACCGGGGGCGCCCTTGATCGCCACGACGCGCCGCCGGAAGCGCGGGCCGCAGAAGGCCATCACATTCGGCATCGAAACGCCATCGCCCGCGTCGATCGCGCAGGCATCAATGCCGATGCGCCCGCCAAGGGTATGCGGGAACCTCCGAGTCAAAAGGGTGTCGATTCCCAACCAGGTTTCTTCCGCGTCATAGGCGCCCCAGATCACCGCATGATGCAGCGCCAGCATCGCCCCGGCCTCGGTCCAGCCGATCAGCACCGCTTCTAGCCGGTCGCGCTGCACGTCTACGCCCGCCGTAATTGCCAGCACCTCTTCCGGCACGGGCTCAAGCCCGATCGCCTCGGCCCGGCCCGCAAGCGCGGACTCGTCCAGTTCCTCGCCCTCGGATCGCCAGCCTTCGGCAAGCACCGTGTTTGTGAACACCTGCAACAGCGACGGGTCATCCTTGGCCGCCAGGAACTCGGCCGCCAGCTTTGCCCAGCTTGCATTCGCATGGGGGGAAATGAGCGCGGTCAGCTTGAATCCGGCATGGCCCTGCACTTCGGGCCGTGTCGGGTGCCAGTGCCCCGCCGCGACCATTTCCGGCTTGTGCCGCTCGGCAATCTCGGCCGCGCAATGTGGGCATCGCCAGCGGGCGGTTTCCGGCTGCCCTTCATCCCAGATGATTCCCGACCACAAGATTTCCGAGAAGGCGCCGCAGTCTGGACAGGGCACCCGATAAACCCGCATGTCTGAGGCGGCATAGAGTTTCAGCACATGCGAGGTTTCTTCAAATGTGGGCGTGCTGCCCGCAATGATCTTGCGATCCGCAAAACTGAGGGTGCGCCGCTCGGCCAGGGCGATCGGTGAGCCCTCGGCCGTCTGTTCCATCGCATCAATTTCATCAAGCAGCAGATAACGCATATTGTGCCGCCGCAGGTTGCGGGGGCTGCGGGCGGCCACGACCTTGAGCGATCCACCGGGAAATCGCCGCGAAGTCAGGGTGTTGCGCTCGGACTCGTCCCGATCATCGGCCAGCACAGAGGCCAGCGCGGGCGAAGCGGCAAAGGCAGGTTCGAGGTCATCCACGACAAACCCGCGGGCGTCGGCCTCGGTCGGCAAGACCATCAGAACCGGCCCCGGATCGTTGCCAATGAACCCGGCCACGGCGGCCGAAAGCAGCATCGAATAACCGACACGCACCGGCTTGAGCACCGTGACCCGTTCAATCATCGGGTCGCCAATCGCATCGGCGATGCCATTTTGAAACGGCCAAAGCCTCACCCGACCGGGTGTTGCGCTGACGCCTTCGGGCAGGATCATTTCGCGTTCGATCCACTCCGAAAGCATCAGTTTTGGCGGCGGCATCAGAGCGCGCAGGGCCTCGGCCCGAAGCAGGGCGATTCGGTCAAGCGGCATCGTCGGCCCCCTTGCCCTCGGCCAATTCCGCCAGCACCGCGCGGGCCTCTCGGTCCAGCACGGCAACATCTGCGGCGGTCAAGTGCGGCAGGCTGGACCTGACCCGCGACGGCAGGGCCAGAACCCGCGCCCGGATGCCGCGCAGCACGTCCGACCATTCCCGCGCCACCTCGGCCACCGGCACCAGTTCCCGCCGCAGGGCCGCATTCTTGAGCGCTTGTGCGTCGGCCTGTTCGCGGGCCAGCCGCGCCCGTTCTGCGGTCAGGTTCGCCACCTCTTCTTCGCCCCCGCGTCCGCTGGCGGTGCCGCGCAGATGCGCGCAGTAGCCCCGCACGGTTGCCGCCATATCCCAGGCATCGCGGCCAAGGTGTTTGGCAATGCCCCGGTTCTTGAGCTCGGTCAGCATGGCGGGCGAAACGCCCAGAAGGTCGCACAGGCCCGGCCCGTCGATCCGATGCACCGGCCCTTCGCCGCCAAGATCAAGTTCCGAAACGATCCGCATTTTTCCTTTCCTTTTCATTGGCTTGCTTCAAGCCCTTGTAAAATATTGCAAAGCCTGATGCGGCGCGCCTTCGCCACCCGTATAGGGTTACCCCCCGGAAGGACCCGCAGGCGCATTGGCCCATGCCTCGGGATCGTCCCAGAACAGGGCAAGGTCACGCAGTCGCCGCGCCGCCTCGGCCGGGCCATGCCGTGCGGCAATGGCACAGGCGACAGCGGTCAGAGCCCCGGCAAGAACGAACTCTTCCGGCACCCCGTCAAGCGCTGTCAGGTCTTCCATCGCCGCGCTGATCGTGATTGCCGCCAGCCGATTGTTTGGCTCAAAGTCAGGGTGCCACTCATTGAAGGTGGGCCAAGTCAGGCGTAGCACCATGCCGCCATCTTCGCCCCTGTGCTGATTGATCCAGCCGGCCCTTGCCAGCCGGTCAATCGCCGTGGTCACGTCTTTTGCGGGCAACCCATTCGAGGCAATAAACTCCTCGAAAGGCCAATCCGACTGGCCTGTTTCGGGGTCGATTGCCCACAGTGCCAAGGTGGTGGCAAAGACCTTTTCGCGCTCCCGAATGCTGGGCGAACGGGTGCGCATCAATGCCGCGTGCCAGTCCAGATGCGAGGTCGGACAAGGGGCACCCGATGCGCGGCGCTGGCGGCGGGTTGTGAAGCCCTCGGGGCTG